TGTTCATGCGAGGCCTCTTCAATAGGAAATAATTGAAGATGGAAACCAAATCTTGCTTAAGGATCTGGTCTCATGAACAGGGAGCGGGGCGCCATGATAGGCCCCGCTTAGCTCTAGCTTAATTCAGCTAGGAGCTCGTAGACAACCTTCCAGTCGTCTACTTGACCGAGTAGGTCAACAGTCCTTTCGGGAAGTGCAATACTCCCGTCCGGCCTGATTTGGGCTGAGTAAGGAGAATCCCAGTTAATGGTTTTCTTCTTACGGAGCTTGAAACGACCACTCTCAGCTGTCAAGCGAAGAGTAAGCCGCTCGTTCCTGATGTAACCTCCTAGCAAGGAGACAAGTAGACCACTAGCGTTATACCTGAAGTAATTAGCGCTAGCGGGATACCGCCTCCTACGGGTTTCATCAGATGGTACCCGAAACTCATTAGGAATCAGAACAGCTGCACGGTAAATAATGCAGCCATTAGGATCCCTTTTGAGATCGGTAACACGAGAATAGGGAACCTTAATACCTTCCGTATCCTGAGCGTGCAGAGGTACAGGTAAGAACCTGCACCTTGCTTTAAGCTCAGAAAACGTTTTGGTAAGAAGATAACCACTTTTCGTGCACCATCTGACTAGCCTGTTTAAGCTAGAATAGACGTCAGTTGCGGTTTTGAGCTTCTTGATGTAGAGTCCACGAACATCGACTCCGCGCCAATAGTCGCCACCGCAAGATTCTCGGAAAGAGCCTGTATTGTAACTCTTGTCAGAGTTAACAATAAAACCAAAGAGCTGCAGTGCGTGGCAGACATAGTTGTAAGCCTCACGGCAAACAATAATGTCGTCGCCGAACACACCGTAGTTCAGAGGTTTACCGTTCCTGCGGGAGAAACTGATCCCTAAGAGACGGTAACAAGCCTTTACGATACTCACGAATATGATAGTCTGCAAAGGAAAGGTAAAACCATTTCCCATTGAAGATATCATATACAGCTCATGACTAGAGCCATCTGGAAGGATGACTCTAGGTGATCTCGACAGTTCCAACCATCGTAACACGTACTTTGGGAGGATCTGGCGAAGTAACTCATGAGAAATGCTATCCGATGCCGACTTCAGGTCAATTGTACCAAAACTCTGATCAATTGACCCTTGTCGGGCAAGTGCCCTGTTGAACTCGGGTTGCGTTGAGAGGTCAAT